ATACATGGTATTAATAAATTCCCATCTGGAATTATCAATTTTGCCATTGAGCCAATCTTCAAAAAGCAGCTTAGTAAGAGCGTACCAATAACAAGCTTCTTCGTGCCCTTCCTTAATAAGCGGATATCCTGTTTCAGGATCAATTGGAATACCAATATAATCTACTAAAATTTTTAATGTTCCATCAACGGGTGGAGAAGTATTTTGCGTATAAGCGTTAGTAAAAGAATTATGCTGAAAAATCAGATACGATCCGTTGTTTTCATAATTATAAACAGGACAATCTCTGCAATTAGCACTTTTTACCTGAAGAACCCTATAAATATTACATGGAAGCAATGCCTTGCGATTAACTACATCTATTGGAACATCGTTGAATCGCTGAAAGCCATAGAAGTCTCCAATATTAATTTCGCATTCGGCACACCATTCCACCAAATCGTAAATATCAAATTCAAGCGACTTGAAATTACGCGATATTTTTGCTGCGATTGTTTCTGCTGTTACCCATTTTGTTCCGAGTGAGGTGTGTGCCATATCTGTATCCTTTTTTTAAAATTAAATCATCCAGTTCATTTCTCAACCTTTGACTAACCTGTATCAAATACTGTTTGCCATGATTTTTTATTACGTCATCTGAAAGAACGCAGCGAAAACAATAAAATTCCCCTTCAGTTTCAAAATAGAAAGGATAACTTTTCATGTCTTCATCTCTTCCTCTCATAATATTAATATACCCAAATCCCTCAATAGGGAAAACAAAATAATCATTGTGATACATTAAATCGTGAGCCATCATATCTAAAAAATCATACACTACTTTTTTTGCTTTTTTTACAGCTTCACGCTCTTTTATTCCTTTGATTTTTTTCTTGTTTCCGAAAACATCTCTTAATTTCGAAAACAAATGTGTATAGTTTTCTTTTCTACTCAAAAGATCTTCCATATAATTAATCTTGTAAAAGAACTCTACCCCCGGATAGTCACGATGTCTCCACAACCGGTTTTTTTTCAACTTTGCCATTACATCGGAATATTATTCGCATCCTTTGCTATTGCAAAAGGATCCGGATTGTTTCGATAAGGATTGTAGTCGGTAATATACACTCCGTCAATTGTGCGATTACCAATGCCCTCTCTTCTTAACTCAAAATCTTGGTCTTCGCACGCAATAGGAACAATCGTTTCTGTTACATAATTTTCCGGAATATCATACACCACATTATTTATCCTTACACGATAATGCAGTACATCTTTTCGAACAGTATTGCCACACCCACACCCCACCTGAAGTATAATTTTATCTTCATAGCAATATTGTTGGTTAGGGCGGAAAACATACCCTTTCAGATTAATAAGAGTAGTAATAGTTAAAAACTTATCAGATCCTTGCGTGTTTTGTCCTTGTGTTGGTGTCATAGCTTCTGTTTATCTTATTATTTTCCAGGAGGAGCAACAGGAATCTGATCCACCCGTGGATTGTCCGCTGCATTATTACGTTCATCCGGCAAACTCTGTAGAGTGCTCATTAGTTGTTTTATACAAATTAGCTCCAATTCGTGTACCATACTTTGTGAAATAGGATAAGGATCATTTTCTGTGAGCCTGTAACATTTTCCATTAAGAGGATCTTCCAGAACAGCGATAATACAAACATACTTTCCTGCGGTGGTAGGAAGATTTCTTATTTTGGCTTCAAAACCCACAATAGAATAATAGGGCTTATTGCCGGTCCATGGAGAAGACTTGCCCCACAAGTATCCTTCAAAACTTTTACGATTAAAAGGAATCTTTTTATCAACTGTTCCAAAATATTTTATTGCAAATCTTCCGAAAGTTGTTTCTAAAGCAGGAAGCTCCACATAATATTCGGTTTCTCCTGTCTTTATTCCATTACATTCCAGGTTTCTGCACTTAATTTCCAGGCAACAAATTTCCTGATACAACTCTGGGTCAATAAACCCTTGTTGTTTGATTTGTTTTTCTATAAGAAGCGACCGTACATCTCGAATCATCTTATAAATCAACTCGATGTCAATACGCTCATCATCAGTAGAAAAATGACCTTTCACCTGATTTCTTATCGAAAATCCTATGGAAGCCAATGAAAGTTCGTTTGCCATCTTAATATTTTTTTACCAGCTCATAAAGTGCCCAACAAAACGCATTTATGAAAGCACAAATGAGACAGGATGCAATCCATTTCAATAATTCTATCCAACAAAAAGAAGTGGATTCAAAAAACCAAACTATCCAATATATTGAGGACCCCCATACACTTGCCATGCAAGCACAGCAAATGATTAGGGGATCCAGAATATATCTTGTTTTGGGAGTCCATTTATTAAGTGCCCAATTTCTTACAAAATCGAGCAACTTGTGTTCGTCTGTGATGGTTCTCCATCCCAAACAAATACTACTTATTAGCAATATGGTTTCCCAAAAGCCCATATCCGATTAAAGATTAAGGGCAAGGTGCACATCCTGTCAAGAACGCAGCAAATGCAGCCTGCATCTCAGCACACCAGAAGTTGGTGTAATTCGGTGCAGCATTATTTACATAGAAGTAAACTTCTTGTTCATAACAATTGTAAGCATTAGCTTGGCTAATGTCCTGAACATCGCACTCCTTACGAAGAACAAAGTGATAAACACAATAGTTTCCGCAATAAGTAAGCGTAGGACGCGAGCCGGGATGTCCCCACTGAATAGGGAAAATCTTGGCCAGCTGATTTGCAGACAAAATCGCATTAGAATGCGGTGTTGTTGTTGCAATTACGGCCGAGTCGCTAAACGCCTGAAATCCGCATGTAGATTCACAATTTTTCTCAGTCAAAGTAATTACGTTACCTACTGCAACTGCTGTTACACAAGCGGTAGGATCATCGTTAATTAACTGAGCAACTGCGGTTGCATATTGAGCAGCAGTGAGTGTAGCTCCGGCAGGATCCTGATAGCCATAGTATTTCGTGCTACCAAATGTTTGCTGCACCTCATAAGAATCAAGGCAAGGTAAGCATTTGATGGTAAGCGGAAATTCATACGGACATTCACAGGTTGTGGGAACCGTAATTGTCACTGTTGTTACCTGTGCCACACAAGCAGCAGGACACTGGCAATAAGCATTGAGAATGTCAGCGAGGAGAATGTCCCCGTAACCCTCAACTGTAACACCACCGGTAATCGGAACCACCGATGTTGCTGAAAGGGAATTTAAAATTATCCTTTCGGGTTGTCTTCTTAACATAGTTGTTTGTTTTTAAATTGTTAAATTTTCCTTTTCCAAATCATCACTGGATGACCTGGTTATTCTCAATCGTATTAGTTTGGAATCTTCTTGACTCAATCTCTTCGAGCTTACGACTAACCGCCATTCGCACCAACTCCTGACGAGAATGCAAAGGCAATTCGCAATCCACAGGAGTTCCTATAAGTTGAATTTTGCGTGGATATCGAACATAATCAATATGAGCTTCTGTCACAAAAGATTGTGTTCCGGTAAACACAACAAAACTGTCACCTGTAATCTGATAATATAAGCGGTCCTCAGTTGGCCGGTTAAACGGATCACGCAAGATCTCATATTTCTTATCGCTTTTCATGGGTTTTGATTTCAGAATACCGGAAACTCCTGTGTATTTACAAGGAGAATTGACATACTGAAGTTTTAATCCCACAGCGAGCATAAACATATATCCATTGTTTGTTCCGGATGGATTTTTAGGTGTTACCACATTAGCATTAGGATTATACGGCAAGACAAACAATTCCTGTCCGGCTACCGGTGCTCCTGTATTTAAAATTGTTTCATCTATCACAGTAAGCATCCTTAAATCATCCGTTCTTTTTTCCGTTCCCTCTACATTGAAATAACGATTTTGAATATAATCAATCTGCGTATGGTTGATTATCCCTTCAAATTCATCAGGGAAAACTGTTCCGGTAACTTCCTTGTTAAGTTCAACAAGGAAGGCCCGGTACATATCCTGTGCAGTGATAATATCCGTCATTCGTTATTTCGATTTTATGAGTTTAGCCATCTGCTGAACGACATCTTTGTTATTGGAGTCTTTCAGCCACTCTAAAGTTTGAGCTTCGTTAATTCCGATTAACTGCTTATTATAGTGATACTGTCCGTTTTCAAACGTAAGTATTCCCGCATTAAGCAGCTTATTGAGGAAAATTTTAACGTCTTTATCCTTGTCGCCAAAAACACTTAATATCCTGTCGGGCTTGTCCATTGCGACTTTTTCCAAAGCAGCCTGAGCTTGAGTAGTGCTCATATTCATAACGTACTCTCCTATCAACCTTGCAGTATCCACCAATTTTTCCGCAGAAAGCGTTTCAATGAAAGACAAAGCTTTACGAATTTTTTGTGCTTTACTTACAATTTCAATTGCTTCTGTTTCCTTGTTTTCGATGTAATATCTGTGTTGAGCAGGATTTACTTCTGCTTTTTCCTTAGCCACAAATCCACTATCCAACGCCATTTCCAGCAAAAACATCTGCTGGGGATTATTTGGGTCGAATGCCTGTAAATGTGCAATGCGATATGACTCTGAATTAGTCATTCCCGGCATTGGACAATTTTCGGCAGAGAAGATTTTTGGATCTTCCCCCTCCTTGGATATCAGTTTTCCTTTGTACTCTTTTCCGCCTACTGTAAAAATGCCCCTAATTTCATCAAATCCAGGACAAACGTAAGCCGGTGCCTCATTAAATTTTGGATTAATACCGATTAATCTAAGAGGCACACTTTTTTTATCTACAATTTCTGTTTGTTCTAATGTCTGTTCCATTTTCCTTTGGATTAATTGTTAATTATTAATTGCTTGGTTTGAAAAGTTCAGCAACTCCAAATGGATTTTTCATACAAATTCCGGTTTCACTTAAAACCTGAACCTGATATCCGTCCATCGAATTACTTGCAAACTCTTTGCTGTTTCCGCCCGGAGAAGCCATTCCATCAATGGTCTTGCGAATCATAGAGCGTTTTCCAAGAGTAACCAGCTCAACCATAGGATCTCCTCCTATTGTATTGCCAAGATTAATGAAAATTGCTCTGTGCGATTCTTTGCTTATACCATTGATGTCGCGATCTTGAGGACGCCATGCTGCATCAAAGGCAGGATTCCATGCAACAGTGATAGTTACACCACCCATAACATACTGAGTAAAGGTTGCATTTACACCACGATCTTTTCCGTCAACAAAAAGCGGCATCGGATTGAACTTAAATACATCACGCATTAAACGCGAGAAGTTCCAAATGAAAGCCTGTCCGCCCATCGTAAACACCTCAATTTGTCCATCTGTGTTTGAAAGGAGCTGCAGATTCTGCATCACGTTTTCAAGTACACGGATATTAAGCGTGTTGTACTGGTACTTCAAGCTTCCATCACCTTGGGCAATGATGCCATCCCCCTGAACGATCTCTCTTCCATTTAAGTCGCGAACATAAACATTCTCGTTTGCGTCAATGGAAGCACGACCATACAGAAGTTGGTTTTCGCGAGCATAAGCCCAACGTCTCATCATCTCCATATCCTGCTGTTTAACCCATAACTTCTGGCCGTTATGTTCTACCCAAAGTACAGTTTCGCTTGCCGAACCCGAAATTGAATATTGCATACGCTGAATAGTCATGTAGTTGGTGTGCCATTCAGGAAATGTGTTCTTTTCATAACCCGTTTCCGACATTTCATGGAAAGCAGTATGACTGAACCCAACCTCTGAACCAGCATTAAGCAATGCTTGCGGAATAAATGCTCCTGCTACATTGCTTACCATTTTTGCACGATAACGCCATACACCTGTTGAAATCTCAACCGGATAATCATTCATTATCTGAATCATGGTTCTGCGATCTTTCAACTCCAGGTTGTCATTTGGAGAAAAATAGTTCGTGTCCAAATCTAAATTGAACACGGCATTATTCAGCGTGGTTGTTGGTGTAGTAGGCACCGAGGTAACAATCGTTCCTTTACGGAAAGGATAGCCCTTAAGTGTCCACATAAATTTGCGGTTCCCAATAACCTTGAAAGAATCTGTATTGAAATCTTCATACAAGCCTTTCTTTGTCATCCCGCGTCTTGCGAGATAGGAAGAAAAAGCCGAGAAGTTGCTTTCAAAAAGATTCACTACGTTATTGGATATTTCCGGCCGCGTCAAAAGAGCAGCAGCCAGAGAATTTGTCATTGTGGTACGGTTTGCATCAAACGTACCGGTTCCGATAATTTTCATAGTAGTTCCTTTTTGTTTTTAGTTGTTTTTAAATTTAAGTATTTGCAGGTTCCACTAATGCGTTTAGATTAATCTCTTGTGTCTGGTGTGGTGCTGATTTTACTGTTTGTCTGGGCGTCTTGTCGAGCTTCCCTAAGAAGTCGTTTTTCGCTCCTTCTTTCGCCAAAGTAAGAGCTGTTCTCATTTGTTGGTCTCCCTTGCTTAAGAACCAGAAAACCTTTGCCATGTTTTCGTTGCTTTGCAACGCATCGTACAAAGGAGCCCGTCCTGTTTTGGGATCCGGAGTTGTTGCTAACCTAAAGTTTTCGGCAAATTCAGCTTTGTCGCTTTGCGATATCTGTATGCCATTAACTTCATTTAGCGTATTGAAAAATTTTATCGTTTCTTCAACACCTTGGGTGCGAAGTTCGTCCATTTTTTGTTTATCTGCAAGTTTTTTTTCGTTTGCCTGCCTTGCAAGTTGCTCAGTCATGTTTGCAGTAGCCATTTCATGAGCCTCACGAATACGCTCCGCCTCTACATCCAATATTCCGGAAGACTCCATCTTATCAACAGTAGCATTAATCTTTGCTTCATCCCACCCGTTAGGGCGAGACTCGCTTTTTCCATAATTTTGAGAAAGAGAAAGCTTAACCAAATCTTTAGAAGCCATCGTTTTAATATCAATAGCTTGTTTCATGCTCTTGTAGTAATCTTCAATTTTCATTCCAGAATCAATAGCCTTTTGAATTTTTTCTACTTCGGGATGAAGTTTTCTTGCTCCACGAGCATTATAAATCGCATCTTCAATACGCTCCATAACATTATCTTCTGTGAGCCCATCCATGTCAATACGAAATTTATCCCCATAACGCTCAGAAAGACTTGTCAGCATCTCATCATATAGTCCTGGCTCATCTTGATTTTGCTGTTGCTGCTCTTGATTATTCTGTTGCTGATTCTGATTTTGGTTATTCTGTTGACTTTGCTGCTGATTATTATTTTGATCATCCAAATTAGGCGGATCAAGATTAGGTAAATTTCCAATGTTTAACGAACCGGGAATTGCAGAACTTTCATCAGCATTTGCTAATCTATCTAAATCAATAACCGGATTTGCCTGAGACAAATCAGGTGTTGTTTCACCGCCATTTATATTGGCTTCAGGATTTCTGTAAGGACTGTATTTCATATTCTCTTTTTTTTCTGGTTAATTTATTTTCTGTAAATCTTTTAAGTTGTTGGTTGTAATTTTTTATTCAAATGACTATAAGGATTTTGTTTTGCCGAAGCGTTTATTTTATTCTGAGATCTCAATATTGTCTGATAAAGAGCAGTATTTTTCGAAGAAGACTGCTGCTTCTTCCCTTTTCCTGAAATAAAATCATAATATTCTTGGGTAGAATTAAAAGTCATCGGCTTCCCTCCGGTTTGAGGAGTAATAAAGGTAATCGGGCCTTCCGGTTCTTGATAAGATTGATTCTGTTGAACAGATTGTTTATTTTTCACAAACTGGTCATAAGCTGCCTGCGTTTTTGGCCCCCATATTCCATCAACAGCAATATTAGCCCCTAAAGAATTAAGATAAGTTTGATAAGATTTTACTTTATCATTTGCTTTGGTTGTGCTAACCTGATTGGTTTGCGTAGAAGGAGTACTACTCACCTGTTGCGTGCCTGTTGTTTGTTGTTGCTGTGTCTGTTTAGAAACAGGCGGCTTTTGTTGCTGGTTAAGATATTTTCCTGAAGCATCTACAAATCCCGGAGACTGTAAAGCCTTCAGGTACTCTTTACTTTTGTAAACTACATTTCCACTTGCATCTACACTAATGCCTTCTCCATAACTTATTCCAGAAGCATCATCAGAAATGTTTTTATCCATTCCGATTACATCACCATAATTACCCATAATCTTGTAAGAAGGATTTATACTCTCCTGCAAAGAAGGAGTTTTAGCAGTTACTTTTGATTGATCTGTATTTGGCTGCTTATTAAATTGAGAAAAATCATTATTTTCGGGATAGCCCCATTGAATTTTTCCATTAACAGTTCCTTGTTTAACCATGCCCGGATATGGAGGCTTTGCAGAATAATACTCCTCTTTTTTCTTCTTATAATCTTGAGGAACATAAGGCGTTCTTTTTGTAATTGTTGGATCTTCTATTCCCGTTTTCCCCTCATTGCCATTTTCATTTGGTCCACCATTCTGAAACCATCCCTTAGAATGAGCAATTTTATATACCGCATTCTTTATACCACCCGGATTTGGAGCATTTCTTGAATAAGAAAGTGCAGCACGAGCCTGTTTTTCATTAGTAACAGGAAAACTTCCGGCAGGAGCCCCTCCTTTGGGGCCGACAAATGGTCCCTGATCTGCACTGGAAGTCTTGCGATCCTTTCCTACATTACTCCCTCCCGGCTTACTTCGAATATCAGCAAGCGTATTTCCTCCCTGATTCATGTTGCCATACATTCCCATGGCAAAATCGTTAGGACGCTCTTTTTGCTGCCCATCATTTAAAGAAAGATCATTCAGCTCATCAATAATCATCCGGTCGTCAGCATCGGTAAAAATGCCGCCACCTTGATTACAAATTTGCTTCATTTGTTTACCGGAATACATTTTTCCGCCATAGGCATAAACGGCTGAGCCTTCTGCCATCATTATTTTCTGAATTTTTCCCATAATAATTAGATTTTATATTAATCTTTTACTTTTTCTTTTGGTTTATTACTTCCGCCAATTTTATCAATACTTTCTTTAATACTTTCCATTCCCAATTCAAGTGCCTTAAGACGAAAATCAAGATTTGTTTCGCGTTTTTGCTCTACCAGATATTGCATTTCCACACCTCTTTCAGAATCCACTTTATACTTGTCCATTTGCATTTTAGTTGCCAATTCTTTTTCTTTAAATTTCTCCTCCCTGGCAAATTTTTCCTTCTCAAAATCCAGACGCAACTGATCAATCTTGGCTGTCATTGCTGCAATATTATTCTTCTCTTTTTCCATAGCCGCTTTGAACTCCTGCTCCATTCGTATTTTATTTGCCTCGGCTTCTGCTTCAGATTGTTGTTGTCCTGCAATTTTACGATCAGCAATCTCTCCGTATTTTTCCAACATCCTTTCCAGCTCTTTCAAATTATCAATATTGTAAAGTGAAACAATCTGAGGAAGGGTAATTAAGCCTTTAGAATGTTCCGCAAATGCAAGTTGACGAATCTCATTTATCGCACGCTGTTGTTTTCCATTGTCATCCATCCATACCTCATAATCAGCAGAGGTAAGTTGTTCGGGCTGGATATTCAGAATCTCTTGTGCCATATCCCCCAAAACATACTGACCGCGTTTCCCATCTTTCCATGCAATGCGACAAAGATTAATCAGCCTTTCCAGCACTTTCTTCTTGGTCATATCGTGCTTATGAAATATGATTTCTGTCACCATTGAACTTTGAGTAATTGCTTGCTCAGTAGTTCCCTTTAAATCTTTATTGGTAATTGCCCCTTGTGATTGACGCGAAATGCCCGTTACGCTTCCGGCAAGGTCCTCCAAATGCTGAAGGATAAGTGTCAAGTATTGAATAGCAGGAGTAATAGTATCATCATAATGCTGAAACTGATTAAAAGTCGGTTGACGACTAATGCCTTCGCGAACAGTCTGAATCCAACCTTGACCAATCTTCCGTTGGTAAATCCACTCCTCTTGCGACATGCCATCAGGAAGTTGTGATTTATCCATAATAAATCCTTTTACACCTGATAAAGCCAGCCACAATTCTTTATGATAGTGAATCAGATTATAAAGAATTTGAATATCTTTTGCTGCCCACACAATCGAATATGGACGCCTGTTAATTCCATTATAAGCTCTTCCGATGAAAGGCAAATCTACCTT